TGACCACCTTGCCAATTCACGCCGGACACGAGGTTATGGAACCAGGCGGGAATATGCGGGAAAAGACGGAACTGTCGTGGGTTATGACGACGATGATCCGAAACGGCGGTTTGTCCATAATCTGGCTTAATCGGCCAGTTATCGCAAGGGGTTGAGAATTTGCCGGCGGCGTGCACTGGCTTTGCAGAGGTTGTGAATAAGGAGCTCCGCTCGGGGCTTTGACCTGGTGCCGGCGGCGCCGCGGGAGTTTCCTACGCTGTATGTCAGATTCACCTTCCGCTGTTTGAATCCGGCGAACAGCTTGCGGACTTCCGGGCAGTCTCCCAGGGACAGGATGAAGCGGCCCTTTATAGAGGAAAGAAGCCTGTTCAGATCTTCGAAGCGGTCGAAGGTGACGGCGTAGTCTTTGCGGCTGAAGTAGTACGGGGGATCGATGTAAAAGAACGTGGTGGGGCGATCATACCGGCGGATGCATTCCAGGGCGTCCAGGTGCTCTATTGTGACCCGTTTCAGGCGCCAGTGGACTTCGATGAGCGTTTCTTCGATCGTTGATAGGTTCAGGCCCAGGGGACCGAGCGCTGACGTTCCGAATGTGCGGCCGCGGACCTTGCCGCCAAAGCAGAGGCGCTGGAGGTAATAATAACGGACGGCACGCTGGATGTCCGTGAGCGTCTCTGGGCGTTTTGTGTTCTCCCAGTCCCAGATCTGACGGCTTATTACGGCGTGCTTGAAGTAGTCCAGGAAGGTCTGCAGGTGGTTCTGGATTACGCGCCAGAAGACGACCAGCTCGTTATCCATATCGTTTATCACTTCGGCCGGGGCCGGGGGCTTGTTGAAGAGGATCCACGCGGCGCCGCAGAAGGGTTCGCAGTAACAGATATGATCCGGGGGGATCATCGGGACAATGACCTTTACCAGCTTGCTTTTTCCACCGAGATAATTGAGGGGGCTTTTCATCCGTCTACCTTCCAGTTATTCTGCAGCGCGATTGCTCTCCGTGTGTGCCGGGGAGTAATGCTGCTCTGCAGTTTGCCAGGCGTTAGAGCGCCTGTCGGTTGGAGGGGATGAAAGCCCCCTCTGATCTGCTCCCCGGCTTATCCACACGGACGCCAGGGTTTTGACGTTATCGTTCGCGGGCCTCCGGGGTGATGTAGTCGAGGCCGAGGACCTTGAAGATATCCTCTTCAGTTTCGGAGGCGATTATCGGGGCCGGTTCCCCTGGGGATGGAGGGTGACCGTGGATCCCTAGATACGGATTCCAGTGGAAGCCTTTTCGGGCCGCGGTGTTCGCGATCCAGATGTTGAAGTCTTTTGACCCGGTTCTGCACAGGAGGAGCGTCCCCCAGGTCGATTCGTTTACGACGCCGAAGAGGTCTTTCTCCTGGCCGTGGGCGAAGAAGATGTCGAGCTGTACTCCGTTGGACAATTCGACGATCAGGTTGATCTCGCCATCCATAATGACCTTCAGCGCGTTGCGCTTGCAGCGGGCCTGGACGGCCGGCTTGTATTTCGGGAGGATAACCAGGTCGATATCGCCAACGACCGGCCGGCGCCGGCGGATCGAGCCGGCGACCTCGATCTTTTCGCACAGTGGCTTCAATTCGGAGACGATCTTTTCGGCGAAGCGGTCGGCTTTAGAAAGGGACAAGTTCAAGGGGGGCCTCTTGTTTTTTCGCTTTGATGCGGCGGCGGATGTGGGTGTCGAGGGCTTGATAGGCTTTGCGTAGGAGATCGGCCGGGCATTCGTCGATATCGGTCGGGAGTTTCATACGGTCGAGGATGCCGCGGACATAGTCCCAGGTGATGACGAGGCTTTCCAATTGGGCGAGCTGTTGCATGGCGATGCGGAGGCGGCGTTTCATACGGCGCTCGGGGGCTGTTATCCAGTACGTAATTTCGCGGTCGTCGCCCAGGATCTGCGCCCAGTGGAGCATGATGCGATCGAAGCCGTCTACCGGGTCGATCTGCGTGATGGATTCTACGGAAAGGACGCTGAACGTCTCCTGGTAACGCCATTTCTCCTCTGCTCCGCGGTCGTGCGGATCCGCGCCGGTCCTGGCGGCGTGGGTAAGCCAGGCCCGGTGCTGAAGGGCGAAGAATTTAGGGCGTTCTGAGGAGGAGATCATGTGGTGGAATGCTGTTTATTCGAGAATTGGTTTTCGAGATGCTCAACGAGAAATTGAAGTGCAGCTTCGATATTATCTGGACACGGTCCTGTCTCCCAATTAACGACGTCATCCGGGAGAATGGCCATGATCCCGGCAATAGCTTTTCCTTCATCCTTGCTTACTTCACTAAACTCATCGCGCTCATATGGCCGTTGAAGCCACGAAAGGAATCGCTCCTCATAGGACTGATCATTGTGCGGGAGGTGCTGCCATTTTGAATAGTTGTTGGTGACTCTTGCGTGACCCGGAGACATTTGAATGCGAACATCCCCTATACACATCATGGGCGTTCCGGTGATGTGTCCTTCTCGGCCGATCTCCGTGACAACTCCTCTAGACCCGTCCTCTAGGTTTATCAGCACACTTCCCTCTTTTATAGGCGTTCCGTCAGAATCGGCGCAAGGGACCTTCTTTGAAAAAGTAAAGATTTCAACTTTAGAATCGCTCATTTGACCTCCACCTCATCACTCCACGGTGTAAGATGTTCAGGATTGATCCCAAACACCATGCGCGGAAACAGGGGTGAATCGATTATCATTCTCATAGTCACCGCGCCGCCTTCTTCTTCGTCGTAGGAGAAGATTCGTCCTGGAAATAACCCGCCTTGCACGCTGTATTCTCGATCTGGCGGGCATCGCCGGATCAGGGCTTGAACCTTTTCAGGTCGCTGATTGAACCACACCATAAAGTCCTCGTTTTCAAAAATGCTTGCTTCTGCTGCCATTTCAGAGCTTCCCTTCTCGCACGGCCTTCTGCGCCAGGTCGATCATGGTGATGAGGGCCATCTTCGTTTTCTTTGTCATGCTTTTCCACTGATTCGGGCAGATGTAGACCTTGGCGCGGACCTTACGAAACAGCGCGTAGTCGTCGAGAATGCGCTGGTCATGGCGACACACTGGACCCCCGCTTTCATCAAAAACCCTGCACTCGACGCCGGTCCAGACAGCCTGCAGCCGGCTCGGCAGTTTCCCATTACACGTGGATCCGGTTCTGGTCCGGAGTGTCCCGGCCGGTTGGACGCGGGGGGCCACGTGTTGCCCGGAGAGTTCGCCGGGCTTGGGTTGGCGCGTGGGGCATTTCATTTCTGGGCGACCTGTTTGTCCGCGGTCTCGAAGGAGACCTTGGGGGTCGTTTCGGTTTCGCAGAGTTTGATTAGCTTGGCGGCGTCGCGGCCGAGGACTTCCCGGGCCATCTCGCGGAAGTTCGGGATGGGATGGTAGGAGACGGCCGGCATGAAGAGGGCGCGGAGGGCGTGGCCGGCGGCGGTCTTGATCTTGTCCCAGGTCTTGCCTTCACCGTCGATTTTGCTTTTGAGCGTGGGGGACGGGAAGGTGATGACGGCGACGCAGCCGTCGGCGCCTTCGAAGCGGACGCGGGAGCCCCCCCCATCGGTTTCTGTGTGTTCGTCCGGCCTGGAGTCGGCCTCTGCAATTAGCTGGGCCTTGATCTTCTTTATGAGCTTCTCGATCTCCGCTTTCTGGCGGTCGAGGACTACGGCTTCGGCGACTAGGATTTTGAGTTTACTGTCGTTCATTGGTTTTTTCCTCTGGGGTTTGATGGATCAGACATGTGTATTTGCTTTATGGCGCGTTCGAGCAATTTGATTACAGTCGAACGGGGTGCCTTGCTTGTTCTCTCCGCTAAAAGACAGCGGCGGAGGTCCACAATGCTGAAGCTGTTCGTCTGGCACGCGAGAGTACTTCGGAGGTCGTCAACAGATGTGTTTATCAGCATATAAGTGCGAGCTCCTTTTGAACGGCCGGGGGGTCTGCGAAGGCTTTTCCGAGCCTTGGAAAGCCTGTTGCAGAGGCTTTGCTGGTCAGTATCTTGCGGCGGCGGAATATCTTGATTGCACGGCCGCGGAGTGAGTTTAGGCAGTGGTTGATTTCGTCGGCGGTGACGGGGATGTAGACGCCGTTGGAGTCGGCGACCAGGGGGAACGGGAACTGGTTGAGTCTGGTCTCCAGGAGATCCTCGCAGGAGCGGCGGTTTGGAAGGCCGGCGAGGAAGGCGAGCTGTTCGATGGTTATGGCGCTGTCTTTGCCTTTGTGGTTCACCAGGATGCGCCAGACGCTCTCGAATTCCATCTGGGAATGACTATTTTGCATAGGTGGTTTCCCCCATCATTTGGCGGCGGAGTTTGATGGCCTGGAAGACGGTGTCGGAGGCGATCTGTTTTTTGTTCTTGGAGGCGATGCGGGAGGCGATCTTTAGGGTCTCGACCAGGATCCCGAGGCGGCCTTGCTCGTTGGCGATCTTGTGGCAGGTCTCCAGGAGTTCGGCGCTGGGGTTGACGTACTGTTCGACGATCGGGGCGACGTCGGCTTTTTTTATGTTGCGCGGGAGGCGGATGGGCATTCCGATGCGGCCGAGGATCTGCTCGTACTGGTAGTGCGACTTTTTCAGCTCGTCGTCGAAGCGCTGGGTGGCGATGAGCGCGAGGGCACATTTCGTGGAGTCGTGGAGGTCGCGGAGGATCTCCAGGTTGACCGGGTTGGACCGGCGATCGCCAGGGAGCAGCCGGTGGGCTTCGTCGACGATGAGGATGCGGTTTTTGTTGAAGGACCGGGCGATGCCTTCATAGATCTGCGGGACGCTGGCGTTTTTGTTTACGCCAACGGCGTCGGCGATCCGGCGGACGAACATCTTCGTTCCGCCGTAAGGGGGCGCGATGACGGAAACAGAGGTGCCGTGGTTGTTGGATTCGCGCCAGATGTCTTTGGCGACGGTCTTGCCCATCCGGCTTTCTCCGATGATGAGGGTGATGGAGTTGTTGGCCAGGGCGTAGTCGAGCCCGCCGAAGATCAGCTCGGCGATGGAGTTTTTGACGAATTCGTTTTGCTGGATGGTGCCCCTGCGGTCGATGATCTTTCGGTATCCGGTGATGGCCTGGACGGCCTTGTCCCAGGAGCCTTCATAGGTCCCTTTGAGCCAGCGATAAATGGTGGACCTGTCGTAACCGACGGCTTGCTGGGCATCGGTCCAGGACATGCATTCGTCGAGGAGGTGCTGGTGGAACCAGAGCAGGACTTGCTGGACGTTCGCAGGGAGGCCCTTCCAGTTCCCCAGGTTCAGCGGGATGTTGATCCTGCTGTGTGCGCTGTACGCTTCTGCTTTTGTAGAGGCGTCGATCTGATCGGATGTTGTTTCGGACATTTATTCGTTCTCCTGTGTTGTTCTGAGGATCCCCGCAATATCTTCGGCTGAAAATTCTTCCGGGCTTTCGCCGGCCGCGTGCTCGGTCGCGGCGGCGCGGCCGCCGGCGTCGACGGTTACGGCGTCGAGCTTTTCTTCCTCGTCCTTTTCCGCTCTCGTGACGGCGGCGCCGCTGGTAATCTTTTTCAACGCCATCGCATTCTGACTGCGGATGGCCTCGGCGTCGTCGGCTTCCGATTCGTGGCGCAGGCGGTATTCAGCAAGGCGGACCGATTCGTTATGGGCGGCCTCGCCCATCGCGCGGACGATGGCGTGGGTGTCGGCGCGGGAGACGGCGACCTGGCGGGTGCAGACGCCGATGTACCGGAGGCGGGCGTCGCAGACGAAGAGCTTGGTCGGATCGAAGGGGTTCACGAAGGTGTTGTAGGTCTCTTCGTCTTCCAGGAGGACTTTGTGGCCGTAAGGGTTCTGCGCGATGGCGACGAAGACCATCGTGGACGGGGATATCTCCTTGTCGTCGAGTTCGAACGTGCCGCGTTTTGTGACCTTGCGTTCGACGGCCAGGTCCTGGCCGCAAAGCATTGGGATCATGTGGTCGCCCAGTTTTTTCAGCGGGGAGCGTTGCGCCCAGACTTCGGCCGGCGATTGTTTTCTCCACTGGTGAAGGCCGGCGTTTGAATTGACGATGGCTTCGATGGCGGCGCGGCGCTCGGGATCGACGGCGGACAGCGTCGAATCGTCGAACCAGGTCAGGTCGTTGATCGCCAGGCGATACTGCCCGGAGATCAGCCCGGCCTCTTCCCACCCTTCCAGGTCGTGGTTGTGGCGCTGGTCGATCATTTTGTAGAGCATGTCGACGATGCGGGTGTAGAGGAAATAGGGAGGAAACTGGGGACGGATGTTTTCAAGGAGCCAGGCGATACGATCGGCCGGCTGAGTTTCGATGACGGCGTCGATGGCGCGGACGAGGGCGTTGAAGGATGCCTCGCGGCCGGAGTGCTCTTCCGGTCGGTCTTCGCGGGAGTTGCTGCCGGTCTGTCCGGCGAGATAGCGGGCGTAATTGTGCGGGAGGTTGTGCGATGATTCCAGGGCGGCTTTCAGGCGGAAGTTACCGTGCTGGTTCCCGCGCCAGGCGCCGAGGATCGCCGGCTTGTCTTCTATTCCGGAGCGGTTGCAAACGATTTTTCCTCCGGAGTGGTCGGAGAGCAGCTTTTCCACGTCGTCGCTTGCGGCCGCGGTACCGTGTTCAAGGACGAGCTGACACCCTTCCGGCCAGTAGCCGATCTGCGTCGCCCAGTACGCGAGCATGAACCGCATGTCTGATTCTTTTAGGTTCACGCGCTTGCCGGTTACTTCGTCACGGATTCGGGGTTTGATGCCGTAGCAGATCTTCGAGGCGGAAAACAGATCGAGCATACACAGCTCGATCGGCCGGACCAGGGCCTTGTTGATGCCGATCATCGAGGTGTCGATGTCGTGCCATAGATCGTCGGCCATGACGATCTGGCCGGGATGAAGGCCGACCCTGGTGGTGATGACCAGGGGCATACAGGACTTCGCGGCGGAGCGGCCGATCCGGGCGAGACGCTTCTCGGCCTGGGTTGGCCCGGCGATCCGCTGCAGGTTGGCATACGACCAGCCGGCGGGGCGACCGTAGACGCCGGGCTTCGGCCATTCGTGGTAGCCGGGGACTGGGGTCCCGCAGCGCCAGGATCCGAGCGCGGTGTCGTAAGCGCGGCGGAAGTTCCCGCCGTAGTTTTCGCAAAGGCCCTTGAGCCAACGGACCGTTTCAACGGGGATGCCGACGTCGCGGGTTCCGGCCTTTGCCCAGTTCACCAGGCCGCGCCATCCGGTTGCTTTGTACAGGTCGAATTTGCGGCGAGCGGTTTTCAGCGAGACGCCCATAACCTGCGCGGCCTCGGAGATCCTCTTGCCCCGGCCTGCCCGGGGGCCGTCGATCGCCGGTTTCAAGGCATCCATCCAGCGGCGCATTTCGGTGAGCGATTCGGCCGGGAGTGTTGCCATTTCAATCGAGTCGTCTTCGACGCGAAGCGGAGCAACAGACTGATATGCGCACAAGTCTTGCATGATCAACCTCTGGGTTTACGTTCGACGACCTCTTTCAAATCCCTTGCAATGGTCGCGCAGATGGCCTGCAGGCCGACGAGCACATCGCGCGGCATGTATGACCAGGACTTGCGTTCGACGCCCTCCTGGTGAAGCCTGGCGATGAATTCATTGGTCCAATACCGTTTCGCGGCGTCCTCTTTCCTGGCCTCGCCTTTCAGTGGAGGCGTATCGCCCGGGTGATGGCCGCCGCGGGGTTTCGGGTCCGGGTTCCCGAACGCCAACAAAAGCTGGCGCTGGGATTTTCCCTGGAGAAAGTCTTCGATGGCAGCCCGGGCTTTGAGTTGCTTGGCGGTGAGGTGCTCCGGACTCGCGTCCAGGAGCAGGTACAGATCGACCTTGATCCCGAGTTCGAATTCCTTTTTTACGCCGTCAGCGAGGGTCATGAAGCGGTAGGCGGTAGAGTGGTTAATTGTTGGGCATTTTTCGGCCAACCAGGCTGATAAACCCTCTCCGGGCTTGTGTAAGTTGTTGATATTGCCTTGTCCACGTGCGGACAAGGTGCGCCGCAAATGCTGCATCATCGCGCCGAATTTCACGACCTGGAAGAGGCCGGAGACGGCGACCTGGTACTGTTCCGAGAGCTGGCGGGCCATTACTGAATCCTGATCAACCTTGGCTGGCATTGTCTGCTCCGACATAGCGAATTCCTTTCTTCTGGGTTTCAAAGAGGATGCTGTTTTCCAACGTGGCGACGGCCTCCGGGGATGCGTAGATGATGACTTCGAGCCTGGACTGGTCTTTGCCGTCGATCCGCTTGATGATCACGAAGTCGTTCACGCGCTGGCCTCCACGAAATCGTTGACCTGTTTTTCGATTTCGACCTTGAATGCGTCGGCATCCTTGCGGCCGAAATAAATCATGGAGGCTGGGATGGAGAGGTCGAGGTCGGAGAGTTTCAGGACGTTGAGTTTGATACCAACAACGAAGTTTAGGAAGCGTTGGACTTCTTCGCGGCCTTCAGCGCACCATTTCGACTCTTCGTAAAGTCGCTCATAGGCGGCGTCGATCCAGCTTCTGGCGGTGTCATGAAGTCCAGCACGGAACGACTTAACGGCGCGGATGACGTCCTTCCCTGCCTCTTGCACTGAGTGTGCGTTGATCTCGATCATTTTCTTTCTCCTGTTCTGGTTTTTCTTCTATGCCCGCGCGTTTTTTTGCGAATCGGATGACGCTCGGGCGAAAGAATAAGTAGTAGGGCTTTTCAGCGCTGGCGACGTTTATGCCTTCGATGTGGCCTTGCTCGCGCCATTGGCTGATCAGCGAGACGGACAACCCAAAAGCGCACGCGATATCGGACGTGGTGACGAAATCCTTCGGCGGGAGGCGACCTTCCACGGCGTCGATCAGCGTCGCGTACTTTTCGCGGGGGAACAGATCGGCATGGCGTTGGTCTGTCATGAGGGCCTCCGAGTCAGTCGTTGATACCGTTTGTAAAGGCGTGGGGAACTTCGTTTTCCGCGAATGACGAGGCCGAGGTGTTGACGGGTTACGCCGAGGGTTAAGGCGTGGCGGCCGATGCCTGCTATTTTTGGGGCGCGTTTGCGTTTTACATCCTTGATTGGAACGGTTACTATCATGGAATAGAAAATACACCAATTGGTAAATTGGTCAATACCAATTATGAATTATATGGGGAATATTTCGAAGCGGCTGATCGAGGCCCGAGGGGATCGGACACAGGCCGAATTCGCACGTTTTCTTGGAATAAAGAACCAGGTCACGCTGCAGCGTTACGAAACGGGTGAGCGCACACCGAACGGTATTATTCTTTACCAGATAGCCAGCAGGCTTGGTATATCGATGGAGGAGTTGCTGCTTGGTTCGGAAACGGCGCAAAACACAATGGTCGTGCGTGAAGCCTCTCCGGAATATGGAAGCAAAAGAAACCTTTCCACGCTGATCAAGGAGATCGCCGATGTCAGCGGATTGGATGAAAACGAAATTCGTCAGGCCATAGCGGCACTGATGGCTGTCAAGAAATAGGAGGGTTTACCCATGCTCCTGATACTTATTGGAATCATTGCCTCTCTCGCCATCATCTTTCTCGCCCTCGTCCCGGCCTTCATCCTCCGCGAGATTCAGGCGTGGCGGAAGGAAAGCGCGGCGATGGCCCGGGAGCTGCACGACGTCAAGCTGGCGCTCGCTTCGAAGCGGGTGCAAGAAAACGTCGTTCAGAAACCTGCGCTTGGAGTTCAGGAAAAAAAGGTTTACGAGGTTTTCCCAGCGAGAGCATAAAAGAACGGCGGCGACGACGCGCCGCCCTCCAGGCCCCGGAAGCTGTTTCGGGGCCTTTTTTTATTTGTTCGCTTGGTTCCGCTAATCGCCTACCTGCGCGTTGATCGCGCGATTTCCCGCGTTCGTATAACACCTTTTTGGGGGCGTGATAAAACTGGCGCCTGTATGAAGCGATCGGTGTCAACAAAGGAGCAGAGGCAATGTAACGCTGACGACATATCGATCTCCTGTGCTGGGAAGCGGGCGGTGTCAATCGGATGCGCCGCCCGTTTTCTTTCTCCGGAGGTCATTGTCGCGCGGGTGCTGATCGCGATCGGGCAAGCCATCGAAGAGTTTTCACGCCGATCCAATCCCGGAGCACGCTCATGATCAAAACCGCCGCCGATAATCTCGCGCCGTTTCTTCCACTGGTTATCGGGCAGGCGACAGAAGTCGGGGCGACGGAAATCGGGCGTTGGCTCCTGGCTTTCGCCGCCGTAGCCGTGATCGCGCATCAGATCATGGGCGCCGTCGAGAAGTTCAGGAAATTAACGGCCGAAAAGCAGGCGGAAAAGCCGGTCCCCTCGGAGACCTATCAAACAATCGAAAAGTGCAAAATCCTGCACGAGCAAACGGAGCGGGCACAGGCGTACACCGCGGCGAATATGTCCGAGCGCATGACCGGGATGTCCCACAAGATCGAGGCGCTCAAGGATAACGTGAATGAGCAATTCCAGAACGTCTTGAGGGCGATTGGCCGACTGGAGGGAGGATCCCATGGCGAGAACAATTGATCGCGAGCTGGTGATGGACACGCTCCGGGTCCTGAAACGCTCCGGGGAATACCTCTACCCGCTGGATGTGCTGTACACCGCGGTGAATGGAAGCCGGATCGATCCCGTTCAGCTTTCCACGTTCAAGGATCACGTGGCGCACGCGGAGGAAAAGGGCTGGATGGAATACCGGGTGGACAGGATCGACGGGACGAAACGCTGGTACATCACGACCGCCGGAGAAACGGCGCTCGCGAAAGGATGATTTCGGGAATGAACCGGGCACACACAAAATCACCGAAAGGGAATCAGGCCCGCAGGTTTCGTTCCCTGACTTCGGTTGGAGGTTGGCAATGAGCATCATCGGGAAAACAGACGACGGCGATCTGATCGTCAAGGTGTCGGCGGTTGAAGCTGAGGCGATGAAGAATGCGGCCGAGGCGCTGATGGACCTGGTTGGGGCCAAGTTCCCGGTTATCGCGCGGAATTCGTCGATCGCTCGGAGGACGGCGCCGACGGGGATCGAACCGGCCGCAAGGACTCCGCGCAGATCCGCGCGCAAGCCGTCGCGGGCAAAGAACGACCGGAACAAGGTCTGCGACGTGTGCAGGCGTAAGTTTTACGACGATTCGAAGACGAACACCCGGAAGTGGTGCGGGGCCGGTGGATGCAAGCGGTCTGGCACGGCGTTACACCCGGACGACCGGCCGAAAGAGCATGGGCGGGTCCTTCCGCTGCATGATCCTGCGGAGGGCGGATGAGGAAAGCGCGGTCAGATTCGGCGTTGAAGGTTCTGCCGGACAAGAAACAGGAGGCGATCATTGTGTACATGCATGATCACAGCCTGGACGAGACCGTGGCGTATTGCTCCGACACCCTTGGGGTGAAGACTTCCCGCTCGCGCGTTTCCGAATTCTTCTCCTGGTGGCACGTGACGAAGTCGCTGACGCAAGCCCGGGATTTCGCCGATCAGCTCCGCAACGACCTGAAAACCATGCCGAACGTGAACCTGGACGATGACGCCGTGATGCGGATCGGCCAGAAGGCATTCGAGCTCCAGGCGGTGAAGACGCGCGACGCGAAGCTGTTCATCGGCCTGCGGAAACTGAACCAATCGGAACGGGTTTTGAAGCTGGAAAAGGACAAGTTTGAATTCGACGCGGCGAAGGCGTGCTTGAAGGCGCTGCCGGCATTGAAGGCGATCGCGACGGATAAGGGCCTGGATGAAAACGAGAGGCTGAACGCGGTGCGCGAGAAACTCTTCGGAGATTTGCCTGAGTGAAAAAGAGCATCATCCAATTTCGTCCGTACCAGAAGCCGGTCTTCATGGACCGGAAGACCGGTACACAGGTCCTGCACTGGTCGCGCCAGATCGGCAAGAGCTTTACGCTGGGCTCGTGGGCGGTTGACCGGCTCCTCACCCGGCCTGGCCGTCTCGTGACGGTGCTTTCCAATTCCCGCGACAACGGGGCCGAGTTTGTTCTGAAATGCGCTGACGTGTGCGACAAACTCGGAGCGGCCTTCGAGCGGGTCGACGAGTCGCCGGATCTGCTGTTCGAAAACATGCGGATGGAAGTCCGGATCACCGTGAAAGGAAAGGCCGGCCGGATCAAAGTGCTGGCCGCCAACCCCCGGACCGCTCGCGGGTTCTCCGGCGACCTGGTCCTGGACGAATTCGCGTTTCACGAAAACAGCCAGGCGATCTGGGAGGCGGCCGAGCCGATCCTTTCGTCGAACCAGGACTATCTCTGCCGGATCGCCTCCACGGGCAACGGCCGGCACAACATGTTTTACCAGATGGCCTCCGGAGGCGTGTTCCCGCTTTCCCGCGTGACGCGGACGGAAGCCTGGCAGCAGGGCGTAAAGATTTACGACCCGATCACCCGCCAGCCGATCACTCCGGATGAAGCCCGCGCAAAAGCGCTGGATAAGCGGGCCTACGATCAAAATTACGAGTGCGGTTTCGCCGACGAGAATATGGCGCTGTTGACGCATGAGCTGATCAGCGCGGCGGAGCGCGACGGGATCTGCGTGATCTGCGACCAGGACTGGAACGGCGCCGCCCAGGACATGTTGATGGCTGCCCAGGGCGACCTGTACGTCGGCGTCGACGTCGGGCGCAACCGCGATTTGACGGTGATCAGCGTGATCGAGCGGCTCGGAGAGATGAGAATCCTGCGGGGCTTGCTCCGGATCTCCGGGATGCGGTTGCCGCAGCAGCAGGAACGGCTGGGGTTTGCCTGCCGGATGCCGAAGTTCCGCCGGGCCGCGATCGACATGACCGGCCTCGGGCTCGGGCTTTTCGAATACAGCCAGGATGCGTTCGGCGCCGGCCGGATCCAGGGCGTGAACTTTTCCTCGACCGTCCCGGCCACCGCGGCGATCCGCGCCGAGGGCCGCAAGCGCGAGACCGTCCGCGTCACCGAGGCGATGGCCGTCGCCATGCTCCAAACGTTCGAGGACAAGCGGATACAGATTCCCATCGACTTGCAGCTCCGCGACGATCTGCGCAAGCCCGAAAAGATCACGACACCAGGCGGCCGGACGTCGATTGCCGCGACTCGCGACTCCGCCGGGCACGCCGATCATTTCTGGAGCCTGGCCCTGGCCGAGGAAGCCGGAGCCGGCGGGCCTCCCCCGATGAAGCCCCGGGCATTTCGTTCCATACGGTCGCTTGTGATGAAAGATCGAAGAGATAGGACGGTGCTGGCATGACCCGCTCGCGTTCAAAGATTGGAAACAAGGCGCCGAGGAAAGCAAGGCCGACGATAAAGAACGCTGCGCCGGCGCGGCCGCGGGGCGTGTCGATCGGTCAAATGCTGCGCGCGGCCGATCGATGGCGCGAATCCCACAACCCGCTGCGCTCGATGACGATTTCCCGGGCGGTCTCGCTGATGGAGTCGGCGCAGCGCGGAGACTTCGCCGACCTGATGTGGCTGTATCGCTTCGTCGAGATGACGGACGCTATCCCGTTCGCCCTGGTGACCAGGAGAAAGAGCGCGTTGGCCGAGCTGGACACGAACATCAAGCTCGTCGACCAGGAGCGACAGACAGACGGGTACGACGAGGCGCTTGCCAAACGCCAGCGCGACTTCCTGCGGGCCGCCTATGATCGGATCGATAACCTTTACGAGGCCGTGAAACACCTGGCCTTGTCGACGTTCCGCTCGTATTCGCACGTGCAGATTCATCGCGACGAAATGGGCTTGCCCATTCACCTGGAGCCGTTGAACCAGTGGAATTTCGTCCGCAACGGAATGCATGGGGCCTGGAAGTGGAATCCCGACGCGCAGATGACGACTTTCAACTCGCTGCCTGCAGAAAACGAGATCGGCGCGGACGATTTGCGGCGGGAAGATTTCATCATCCGCGAAAACGAGCTGCATGTGGACCGGATCTCGACGATCAAGTACATCCGCAAAAATCTCGGGGAAAAGAACTGGGCCGGGTTCGTGGAAGTGTTCGGGGTCGACAACGCCTGGATCATCATGCCGCCCGATGTTCCGGCGGATGAAGAGGACGATTACCAGACGGCCGCGGAGAACGCGATCAGCGGCGGATCGTTGCCGAACGGGTCGGATGTGAAGTTTGCCAGCGCGATGCGCGGGGCGACGCCGTTCCGCGATTATATCAAGTACCTCGACGAGCAGGCGGTGATCGCGGGGACCGGCGGACTCCTGACCATGCTCACGGAAGCCGGATCCGGGACGCTGGCCGGCGGTGCGCACGAGGACACGTTCAAGTCGATCGCCCGGGCCGAAGCCCAGGAGATATCTGAAATCCTCCAGGAGCAATTCGATAAGCCTCTTCTCCGGGCGGAGTTCGGCGCCGATGCTCCGATCCTGGCGTACTTCGAGCTGGCCGCGAACGAAAGCCGTCGGCCGGCGGACATCCTCGACGATTGCGTCAAGGCCCGCAATGCAGGGCTCACGGTGGACCCGGAAGAAATCTCCGAGCGCGCTGGATACAAGCTGACGCTCACCCCGCAGCAGCAGATCCCAGGCGAGACGCCCCCCCCGTTCATGACCCTGGGATCTGCTCGCAATCGAATCCGGAACGCGGCGCCGGGATCCGGGCCGGACAACGAGATCGCCGGCCGGCTCCTTGCGGCGGCCCGCGACCGTCTTGCAACGGCTCAGCACAGCGCTCTCCAGCCCGTTGCAAAGGCCCTGCAGAAGCTGCTGGCCGAATCCGAAGGAATGGCCGAAAAAGAGCGCGACGCGCTGCTGATCGAATTCCGCGACAAACGCCTCCCTCAGCTCCTGAAAGAGATGGCGGACAACGGAGAGATCCAGAAAGTCCTGACGGAACTCATGTCGGCCGGGCTCGCGAGCGGATGGGCCACCGGCGCCGAAGCGACGGGAGGGGCGAAATGATCGCGTTGTATAAAGGCGTCTCGTTCACATCGACCGTTATCCGGGCTTTCACCTGGTCCGATTACACGCACGCCTCGTGGACGAATGACGATGACCTTTCGGAAATCGAGGCGTGGACAAAAGGCGTCGTCGAGGTCCCGTACTTCGGAACGAATCACACCCCCGGAACGTCGGTTGATTTCTTCCGTCCGTTTTTGTCTGTCGGGGAAGAGCAAGGGCTGGTCGAGTTTTTACGGAAACAGATTGGAAAGCGTTACGATTTTGCCGGGGCTCTCGGGTTTGCCACGCGAAACGACAAGGCCCAGGACCAGGATGCCTGGTTCTGCACAGAGCTGATCTTCGCGGGCTTCGTACATATCCGACAGCCCCTGCTCGCCAGGATCCCCGCGCACAAGGTTTATCCGGGGCTTTTGAGTTACTCGCCGAAACTGATCCACGCGATGACGCTGCAAGTAAAAGAAAGGGCACAAGATGAAGCGATTACTTTTGTTGAGCGGATGCGCTCTGTTGGTTCTCTGTAACGGATGCGCCTCGTACCTGGTGAACACTCACTACCGCGACGCGCTGGCCAAGAAAGCCATGACCGTCGAGGCCCGCGACAACGCGGCATTTGTCGGCATCGATATTTCCCGGATCAGCGCGGTCGCGGAGCATCCCTTCGCGCATATCGCGGCGGCCGTGGTCGATGGTGGCTGCGCGGTTCTTGCCGTGAAGGGCATCGAGAAGATCGCCGACAACCTGGAGGACGATCAGGCCGACGAAGGAAAGGTCGCGATCAACAACTACGGAAACGGAACGATCGTTTACACGGGAGACGGAAGCGGTACGGCCTCCTCCGATCAATCCGTCACGGAAGGTGCAGAATGAAGATCGACGCATGGCTTTTTGCTGTGGCGCTGCTGGCCGCTTTTCTGTGCGGCTGCGCGACCATGCCTGGCGTCCCGGCCGGGTACCAGGACGACACGACGCCGACACATAACGGCGAGAAATGGGTGGGCGGATAATGAAACTCCTCATCGTCGATACGCAGGGCGAACAAATCAGCGAGGCTTTCAAAAAGCTGCTGCCCGGCCTTGAGCTGATCGGGCACGAGATGGCCGAGACCAGGGGAACGCCGTGTCACGAGCATGGGAGTTTCTGCGGATGGCTGTCCGGGGTTCCGCTGGTTGTCGTCGGCGGTCACCACGAGGTGCATTTCGCGCGGATCTTCGATCAGCAGGCGCGGGAGGTCGTCAATTCCGACCAGTGGCTGCTCGATCTGATCGCGCAGCTCAGGCCGGACGTGATCAGCCGGTCCTGGGGCCTGTGGGACCAGGACAGCGAACTCGGCGCGATGGCCGGGCGCATCATGTACGGGGACTGGGTCTCGGAATACGTGAAGCTGCAGGCGGATATCGGATTCGTCGATTTCGGCGCGGCCGGTAACGAGGACGAGCTGGACGCCGACAACGACGTCGCCTTTCCGCAGCAGCTCATGCCCGATGTTTCCAACATCATCGGCGCTTGCCGGCGCGATGGCGTCCCGACCGAATGGTCGAGCGATGGGGATGGCGTTCAGTGCGTGATGTGGGGCGATAAGATCTGGTCGCCCGATCAAAACGGGCTTTTCCGGCTGTGGTCCGGCACATCGGCCGCGACTCCGAAGGCGGCCGGGGCCTGCGCGGCCTCTGGGCTGTTTAACTTATCCTGGCGAGAGGCGGTCATCCAGACGGCGGATAAACCCTATGGCGCAGAGCTCCCCCATCCGAAATACGGTTTTGGGTGCATGGAAGAAGCCTGGCAGAAGTTCGCCCGGATCGCGCCGGCGGCGATCATGCCGCCGCATTCGGTTCTTGGAGTCAGCAGCGCGAGCGTCACCCCTGAATTTATGGAGTTCCGGAGACTGCGCTGATGCGCGTTATGAAAAAGCACGAAGAGGCGATTCAAGTGATCACTGATCGGATCGGGCTCCTGCAGACGAATCTGCGGGAGGATGGCGGAAAAATGACGGAAGAGGAAAAACACCATTTGCGAAAGCGAATCTATCTCCTGGAGATGACGAAGATGGGCTTGGTGATCGACCAGGAAAATTCCGGAGGAAAGCCGTTTTGAACGACTTGCCCGAAAAACGAACAGAATGCCCCCTAGCGGCGTTTCCGGGGTATCCACGCCCGCGCACGGGGCGATCGTCGTTTTGCAACGAGGTTCTGGCGAAATGCAACAAGGTCTGGAGGCAAACGTAATGGAAAATGACTACCCGGCGATGAATTGCCTGATTTCGAACAGCGACGGCGGGTTCCCGGCCGACAAATGGTACCAGATCGCCCCCATTGGCGAGTTTTGGGGGATCAACGAGGTTGCCGGAGGCGGGAAGGTCAGCAACAAGCTGGTCAAACAGCATCTCGACCAGGAGGCGCTCCTGGCGATCGTGGCAAACTTCGAAACGGCCAAGACGAGCGCTGGAGCGAATTTCGCCGGGCTTCGGATCGACCGCGATCACCTCTCCGAAAATGACGACCAGACGACGGAAGCGATGGGCTGGATCAAAAACCTCGAAGCCAGGGCCGACGGGCTTTATGCCCAGATCGACTGGAGCGACGAAGGCGAGAAGGCCATCGCGGGAAGACGGTATAAGTTCGTCAGCCCGACCTGGTTCTTCTCTGTGATCAAAAACAGCATCCCGGTGCCGGCGCAGATCACGAACTACAAAACGTTCGACCTGGTGCGGCCGATCCGCCTGGACTACCTGGCGCTGACCAACCGACCGAATCTCAAAGGAATGAAACCGTTGTCGAATCGTGGCGGCGACGGAATCGCAGACGGAAACCACGGAGATCAACAGAAAGGACAGAGCATGGATTACAAGGCCATGTTGCTCAAAGTCCTGGGACAGCCTCCGGAGGCGACGGACGAACAGATCCAGACCGCCTGCGATGCGCAAACCGGGACCGCGGACAACACCAAGAAGGAAATCGAGACGCTGAAGAACCGCGTCGCCGAGTTCGAAAAGACCGAACTCGACGCCAAGGTCTCCAAGGCCCTCGACGATCACAAGGGCAAAATCAAGAACAAGGACGACGTCAAAGCCCAGCTCGAAAAGGACTTCGACGGGACCCTGAAGATCCTCAACGGGATCGCCGCGGTCGAACAACCCCGCTCGCGGATTCTTAACCGCGAAGACGGGAAGGCTCCGGCCAGTTCCGACGCGGATGTCATTCGCAATCGCGACCGGGATGCATTCGTGGAAGAGGTGCGCATCAAGAATGGTTGCAGGACACGATCGGCGGCGTGGGATATCGCCGCGCGTCAGAAGCCTGAACTGTTCGCCTAAACCTGAAAACAACAAACCAACAACCAACGAAAAATAGGAGTTAGAAATCATGGGAGCATTAACGAAGGTGTTCGTAACAGGAGCCACCTCACTGGAGGACAAGGAAGGTTACTCGGTGAAGTGCGCGAGCGGTCTGGCGGAATTGTCCGGGGCGTCGATCCTGGCAATCGGTGTCGTGCGTCGTGGCGGAGCAATCGGCAAGACCTCGGACATTGCCATGCCGGGCGAAATTGCGCCGGTGAAGTATGGCGGAACGGTTAACGCCGGCGACACGCTGCTGATCAATTCGTCCAGTACGTTTGAAGCCTCCACGCCGTCGGACGGAGATATCATCGGGGCAAAGGCCATTGAAGGTGGCGTTTCCGGCGATGTCAAGGATGCGCTGATCATTCCGGCCACGAGATACGAAGCGGGCTGAGAGAAAACAGAACCAACAACAAAATCACGAGAAAAAGGAGTTAATCAATGGCTACAAATCCCCAAGGGGCCTATGTCAACCAGCCCCTCACAGACTACGCATTCGGAATCTTCCAGGACTATGAAAAAATCCTGTCGGATGCGGACTTCCTGGCGCCGCGCGTCATCACGGGCGCTGCGATCGGAAATTATCAGATATTCGACTCGCAACAGGCGTTCATCACGTATGACGCCAACCGCGCGATCGGTGGCGGCAGGACCCGGATCAAGTTTTCCGGTTCTGTCGGTTCGTTCAACTGCGACCCGAAGAGCTTGGAAGTCGGCCTGGACGACGCCGAAGTCTCTCGTGCCGCCGGGAAAAGGGAGAACATCGAGAGGAGCAAGATTCGAACCTTGCTCAACGCATTCTCTCTGTCGCGGTTCAACCGGGTTTACACGAAGGCGACCACGTCCGGTAACTACACGGCGGCCACAACCGCGAATGCCGGGAAATGGACGGAAGCGAACATCGACCCCGTCAAGCAGATCGATGACGGCGTCGCGCAGATCGAGTCGCTCAGCGGCCTGGTCCCGAATCGTCTGATGATGGATCTCGCGTCGTGGATCAAATTCCGTAATCACCCGGAAGTGCGGGGTCGATTCCCTGGCGCCCCTGTCGTGGGGATCTCATTGGCGCAAGCGGCGGGACTGTTTGCTGTCCCGATGGAGATCCGGATCGCGAAGGGTACGAAGGCCACCGCGGGCTTCGGAAGCTCGACGACGACGAAGGCTTCGATCGTAAGCTCCACGGCCCTGTTGTTCTACGCCCAGGATCAGGTGACGGAGTACGATCCGACCGCGTTGAAGACCATGACCCCGAATCCGGAGTCGTTCCAATCGGTGAAGCAGTACCGGGACGACACCTGCGCGTCGGACATGTTCTATATCGACGTCGAGGAGGACATCGTGGCGGCCAGCGCTCTTCTGCTGGTCAAATACGCGATTACGTAATCAACCGTCCGGGGGTTGGAAGGCTTTCTTCCAACCCCTGGAAGAATTCGAAACAAGAAACAGAAAAAACGGAGGAATCAAGAATGCAGAAGTTCTTTTTAACATTCGCCGCCTTGATCGTTCTGGCGGTGATCCTGTTCGGTACGGCGCAGGCCGGGAATGTGTACGACCGAACGGTCGTTTCAAGCACGGCGTCGAATGGCGTTGTGTATTGGACGAATCTCACAGACTACGCGGCGATCAAACTGAATCGGCTGGGCGTCGAACGCGCAACGTCCGCCACGAACATGGTGTCGTTCTACCGGATTACGGCTGATGGCCTGTACACCCAGGCGATCGGCGCAGTAACCTGCGCGAGCGGCGCAGGGGTTCAGGCGACGTTGACCACCACCTATCTCAAACCCGGCGACAAGATTCGCGGGAATGGGTGGGACTCGACCGTTGCGGTGAGCAACACCTATCGGGCGATGTTCGAATACGAGGTTCAGAAGCACTAAGGGAAAATTCCAAGGGTTGGAAATTCGGGTGACCGTTTTTCCAACCCTTGGAAAAGGGTTTGCAATGGCCTGGATAACCATAACGGAAGCGGATGTGCAGACGCGGTTGACGGCGCCGGAGTTGACGGCCGTGAAGTCGATCGCGCTGGCCCCCGGGCAGGCGGCCGTGCTGTCGGAGATCGTCGGCCAGGTAGTGGACGAGATCCGGGGCTATGTGGCGGCCTATCGCGCGAACACGCTGGGGGCCGGGACGACGATCCCGCAGAAACTCCTGGGCGCGGCGCTGGCGATGATCCGGTACCGCCTGGCCACCAGGTTGCCCGTCCGGTCCCTGCTCACCCAGGAGCGCGTGGACGAGAATTCGGCGGCGATCAAGCTGCTGGAGCGGGTGGCGGATGGAAAGTTCGCCCTGGAAGAGCCCACGACGGCCGATACGGAGACCGTTTCTTCCCCTTCTCCCCACGTGACGGCCGTGGACCGACATTTTAAGACCGAGGATCAGGACGGAATTTAATGAGGTGAAAGCATGAGCGATAAAAAGACAGAGCAGGCGAAGGTGACCAGGGCGGCCGTCGAGACGGCCTTGAAGGAAGCCGGATACACGCACGCTTATTTCAAGGAGCTGGTGATCCAGGAGAAGGGCGTCGACGTGAAGGTCGTGGACATTTTCATCGACCCGTCGCACGCGACGGACGCGAAGACCGGCCGGCGGTCGGCGATCGTGGATCCGCAGACGAAGAATTACGCGGCGCTGGCCGTGGCGAAGAAACTCGGCCTGCAATTCCGCGAGCTGCAGGAGTTCAACGGCGAGACGGTGATCCTGCGCTGGGTGCGCAATCTGGAGTAAAATCAATGGCCGACGACATCGTCATACCGCCTGGTGCGGTCGGGGAGCTTCAGCAGTTCGTTTATGGGCTTCTCGCCGCCGATGCTTTCTTCGCGGACATCCCGGTGCTGATCGAGCGTAAGAAGGAAATCAATTACGAGATCGATCGGGCGATGAAGGCGCTGCAGGGCCAGGGCGGCGCCATCGGTATCTTTTGCGTGGTGGCCACGCCGAAGCTGACGGTCACTTACCCAAACATGCCCGGGCCGGTCTTCGACGACGTGGATCTCTACGTCCGGACGATCGAGGATGTGACATCGAACCAGTCGCCCGGCGGGACGATGAAACAGGCGGCGGACGTGTCGAAGAAAGTCAGCGAGCTGTTGCATCAGAAGTCGAAGCCGGATCTCTGCCAACCCTTCCTCTGCAAGTATTCGCAGGCGGTGGCCGATCCGGATTATTCGGCGAATGTGGTTTACGACGCGGTGTTCAAAACCGGTTTGAAAAAATAGAAAAAGGAGATAGTCATGGCATTTGACAGAACAACGTTAATTCACGGCCCCGCGATCATCACTTACGACAGCCAGGTCATGTACACGGCCGGCGACATCAAGGTGACCCCGAAACTCATGACTGTCGACCAGAAAATGAGCGCGTTCGGCCGGGTCGGGTACCGCCTGGACGACATCGCCGTCGAGATCACTTTCACGCCGATCGGCAAGTGGGCGTATTACGCGAA